GTTCATTATGCCGAAGTAGCACATAAACCAACAAGAGATAGATTACAAGGTTATATTAAAAGAGGTCAGAAAGTGATGCCTGATGGTGCGATTTCGAACGTTGACCTGATACCCGGTTTCTTCATCGGAAATAACCGCCCATCCGTTGTACTTGAAATGCAGAGAGCCATTCACTTAGAGGATGTTATTATTAGGTCGAGTAGATTGCTCGGTGAACTTAAAACGTTCGTTACTGTGGCTGGAAACCGTGTTGCTGACCATAAACGTAGTTTCCATGATGACAGTATCATGGGATTGGCAATCGGATTATTTGTATTGAATTTTGACATGGCAAGATTTAAACAAAGTAAAGGAATTACCGAAAAAATGCTTAAATCGATTCTCACGATAAACGATATGAATGAGATAGGAAAAAAACAACATGGTAAAAACAAACCATATATTTCACCAGATAGTATGAACCCATTAAACCCCTACGGTGCAAATGCATGGTTATTTAATGGAATGAAAGGTACAAATAAAACATAGTTTGTATTTATAAATAACTGACTTTTCTAAAATTTCAGAGTATTTATAAAAAACTATAAAAAATTATAATAATGGCTGGCGAAAACGAAAATAAAGGGACGATATACCAACAACTTAATAAGATGCTAAATCTTGATGGCTTTGGCTTTCAAGAATCGTCACCAATTGCTCCCGTAGCAACACCACAGAAATCTAAAATTGTTATTAAAGGTAACACTCCCGAAGAAATACATAAAAAGGGTCTGGAACTGGAACAAAAGCGTGAACTTCAAAACAAATTCTTCCGTACAACCGATAGAGGTTTCCAGAAAGCATTGCAATATGAAGCAGCCAGACTCCCAGCATATATTGATTATGAGGGTATGGAATATTATCCAATTATCAGTAGTGCATTGGATTTATTCATGGAAGAAGCAACAACCATTGGATTAAATGGTAAAATGCTCAACATATATTCCAATAAGGAAAGAATAAAGATGTTATTAGAAGAATTCTTCTATGACATTGTGAATGTGAATGTTAACTTGCCTTTCTGGGTGAGAAACACAGTTAAATATGGTGATAATTTCGTATTGCTTTACGGTGAGAGAAAAAAAGGTATTACCCATGTAAAACAACTCGTGAATTACGAAATTGAGAGGTTTGAAAGGATACAAAACGGCAAACCATTGGTGAAATTCAAGGAAAGAATGACTGGTGATGAATTCAATGTTTTTGAAATCGCTCACTTCAGATTACTTGGAGACGATAAGTATTTACCTTATGGTTCATCGATTTTAAATAAGGTTCGTAGGGTATTCCGTCAGTTGGTTATGGCTGAAGACGCTATGCTTACCTACCGTATTATCCGTGCTGGCGAGAAAAAGGTGTTTAAAATCGATGTTGGAAATATCGATGAAGACGATATCGAAGAATACATCTACAAGGTTTCGACCATGTTCAAAAAAACAGCACAGGTATCACCAAATGATGGTCAAATCGATTATCGTTTCAACATTCTTGGTAATGACGAAGACTATTTTCTTCCAGTAAGAAATGCAAACACACAAACGGGTGTTGAGACGCTCCCGGGCGCAACGAATCTCGACCAAATACAAGATATTGAATACCTTAGAGACAATTTATTTGTTGGTCTCGGTGTTCCAAAACCATTCCTGAGTTTCCAAGACGCTGCTGGTGCTGGTAAAAATATGGCACAATACGATATTAGATTTGCTAAGAAAATCAATCGTATTCAACAAGCAATGATTCAGGAACTCAATAAAATGGCAATGATTCATTTGTATCTATTGGGTTACAGTGGTGAAGATTTAAGTGGTTTTCAACTCACACTTACAAACCCAAGTACTCAGCAGGAATTGCTGAAGTCTGAATTAATGCGTGATAAAGCACAGACATACACTGAATTAACACGTGGTGAAGGTGGTATTGCAGCAATGTCTCATACAACAGCAAAACGCCTGATTTTCAATATGAGTGACAGAGAAATTGTTGATGATTTGAAGCAACAGAAAATGGAAAAGGTTGTTATGCAAGAACTTCAAGACTCACCAGTTACAATTAAGAAATCTGGTTTATTTACCGATATTGATAAGAGATTCGGTGAGCCAATTGAAGACATGGCGATGACTGGTGAAACCGAAGGTGGAACGCCACCTGAAGGCGGTGCACCTATGGGCGGTGAAGGAATGCCACCATTAGGCGGTGGTGAACCATTGGGCGGTGCACCTATGGGCGGTGCTGAAGCTGGTGCTCCATTAGGTGGTGCTCCACTTGGTGGCGGTGCTCCATTGATGGAAACCAAAATGAGTGAAGAAGAATATATTAAACAGGTCGAAAAACTTGTTTATGGTAGTACACAAGAACCTGAACAAAAGAAAAAGATTAAACAGAAGGAGATTATTCAGGAAAACAACAAGATTAACGATAAATTAAATAAGGGTGCTGCTGATATGATTGCCGAAATAGACCATTTATTGGAAGATACTGAAACTATTAACACCCAACAAAAAATTAACGAAGTGCAAGATATTGACATTGAGGATATTGAAAACATTGACTTAAGCGAATAGTTTGAGTATTTTATTAATATCTTGTATGAAGCAAGCATTTATAGTTAATTATAGTATTTATATTAAATCGAATCATACCATATGAAAAACGTCAACATAGGAATTGCTAATTTGATAATTTCCAATAAATTAAATGAGTCGTATTTCAACGACAACTTGATTGGAGAATCAAAGAAAATCGCTTTTGATTTTTTTGAGGTTGTTAAAAGTTCACCAATTCTTCAGTTGGAATTTAAAGTCTATAATAATATTGAAGGCAAGCACATTGAGAACGAATTGTTTGCTAAAGAATATGTCGACAATAATATCAAATTATTTGAAGTATATACCGTTGAGGAAATAGAAGCTGAACGTCAGAAATTAAATCCTTTCATTAGTGAAGCCGTCCTTCCCCTTGACGATGAAAAGGTGCAATTATATGCTGCGATTAATACTCTTATCACCGAATCCCTGAAAGTTAGTGATGAAATAGATGTTGATGCCATTCATGAATCATTTACATTGGTTTTCAATCACATTAAAGAACCGAAAAAAGCGTTACTTGAAAACGTTGATGTAGAACCAATTAATGAAGACGTTATCGAAATTGCCGTTGGCAAATTCAATGAAAAATATGCTTCACTTGATGAAGGCGATAAGGATTTATTGAAAACACTTATCAAATCGACTACTAAGGAAAAACAAACACTTCTTGAGACCTACAAAACTGAAACTCTTGTAATATTAGAGGGAATCGATAAGGTGAATGTTCGGGATAACATTATTAAAGCCATTTTGAAAATCAAGGAAATGGTTTATGACCGAAAAACTGTTGATGACAACATTATCGGACTTCATGAATTCAAAAAGGAATTACTTTAAGTATATTTCTCAATAAAACCCTTTTTCATTACATTTAAATCAACATTACCACGAACACCATCAATCATTCCTGCTGGTGTAAACTGCCATGCAGTCCAACCGTTTTTCCATTCTTTTGGAATTGTTGGTTCATCGACTTCTGGATTATTTCTTCTTAAATCCATATATCTTGCTACCCAGAAAGGATACTTGCTATAATTATATAAATTCCATTTCTTAACAAGGTCAGTACGACAATAAATCATAACATCATAATTACTCGCTGTCATGGTTTCAATAAATGCTTGAGTGTATTCGTTGATACTCGTATTGGGGTTCGATATTGCTCCCCAATTATATTTATCGTCACTATTAAAACAATCTTCTTCAAGGTCTAACACAACTGGTATTTTAGGTTTTTCAGGTAAAGGATTCAAATGCGTGATAAAATTATTTGCATCATCTTGTCCGTCAATTGTTGGACTGCTTGTTCTTCCGAATCTCGCAAAATGATAATAACTAACAATGATATCATTTGCAAGCGCATCTGCGATATTTTTATTTAAATTATATTGACCAACATAATTACTGGTGTCACCATCATACCATGTTTTACCTTCAGTAAGTTTAATAATTGCGAATTTAACGTTATTCGCTTTCGCTTTTTTCCAATCAACGTTCCCATTATGGTGTGATACGTCAACACCTAATTCACTATCCAATCCACCTTCCGTTTTAGTTCCTTGAACTCTTAGAGATGTCATGCCTTTAGCAAGATTTGCGGTATTAAGTGCTGTTCTAACGGCATCACCACCAGATAATCCATCATAACTCGTAAATGCGACAGGGGTTAATACTCTTGGCATCGGATATTTTGTTAGTTTAGTCCCACTAAAACTCGTTGTCATTTTATTTGCCGTTATATTGTGTTCAACAGTTAAAATAACATATGCGCCATTAAATAATGGAATATTTTCTAATTGAAAATATTGTGTTGGTTGAATCATGGCATTTCCGAAGCCAGTAACAGTTGCCTTATATGACCTGTTTTCATATAAATTATATAGGCTTTGTCCTATAGGTACGGGTGCATCTGGGTTCTGGTCACCAGCCAGTCTTGACAGAATTTGAATACTTTCGTTGGTTTCTGGATATTCTTTGCTGTCAATTTTAATGTCGGTGAACATGGATTGATTCTGTTCCCCGAATCTAACTCTAAATGCACGGACTTCACGGAATGGAAAATCTTCAATTTTTTCTTGATTCTGATTCTCTTCGTATTCCATACCAGAATCGTCTCCAGAAAAACCTGCGCCCGGGTCTAAGATATTAATGATACCGTCATTCTCAAAACCGTTTCCAGAAACAGATGGATAGCTTGAAGAACCACCTATATACATAACCACAAAGAATGGATTTTGGGTATCATCGTACCCACCAGTATGTATTTTGAAACTATCTTCCCAACTATTTTCGTTTTTAAAACTCAAAAAGTTTTGGAGTGGGAAGAACTCGAAACCGTTTGAAGATATTAATTGTGACAATACTGACCATAAACTAATATTTGGGTCATCCAACATATCACCAAGAATTTCAGCATTTAGTATGGTTTCACCGATTGGATTCATTCCTCTGTCAACAAAAGCAAATGAATCAATTAATTTTGAATCATCACCTTTACTAAAAGGATAATTCATTTTACCTTTGGCTGTTCCCGTTAACCACTTATCATTGATATTCTTAAACGAATAATATAATTGATTTATAATGTTAGCATCACCTTTTACTTTTTTCAGTTCTTCTTCCTCTTCTTTTAATTTCTTATCGGTTTCGTAAATCAAAGTACTTAGGCTTGTGAATAGGTTTATGAAATAATTATCATTAAATTCTTTAATATATTTATTACCACCAACAGTCAGTGAGTTTTGATTTAATGTTTTAATTGGGGTGTATCCAGCAGGATATGGTGGAATGATATTAGACATTTGAAACGTTATTTGGCTGTAATTAACGATACTCTCCCTAACAATTAAATTAGCAATAACATTAAAGAACATTCCCTTATTTCCTTTAACGTCTTTTCTAACATTTCCGTTTTGGTTAAGAAAATATGAATATAAGGTTCTTTCATGACCATTATATGTATCGTAATCGGGTTTAATTGCAGCATTTCTACTGTCGTGAACCCAACCATACATGTCCTTAATTTCCCTAACGATATCAACATGCATAGTCATATATGTCATATATGCACTCTTGAATTTTTCCTTATCTTTAACGGATAAGTATTGATTTGCATCATGCGCATCTGCCAAGACGAAAAAACCACGATTATCAAGATAACTACCACCATTGATTGTGAAAAAATCCACAACATCATCCATCCAACCTTGTTCTTCTGCGGTAATTAATGCTCCAACATATGCAGAATAAAATGCTGGGACTTCAATTGCTGATGGTGTGTCAAATACAAGTGTGTTCAATAGGTTTGGGAATTTGTTGAATGGACTAATGGTATAACCGAAATTTGAAAGAACTATCATCGAACTTAATTGTGTTGTACCTGTGATGTCATCAATAATGTATGAATCGTATTGTCCTAATTGTTCTGACCAAATACCAATTATGTCAGCACCATAATCCAGTTGTTTTCCCTCACTATCTATCACTTCCTTAAAAGCACCATTACCTTGAGTATATGCGATTTGTTGTCTCTGTGCATCGGTTTGGTTTTTATTTTCCCAGCCCGGGTAAGCAGTATAATAATCTTTCACCTCACCATGACGTGCTCCACTAATGGTTAAATCCGCATAATAATAATTTCTTCCTGATAAATATCTTGAATATGTTCGAATTTCTCCGTTATAATCTATTATATTAACCCCCTTCTTAATTGTTTTGTCTCTCAAATATAGAAGATTTTGTTCTGTGAAGTCGAAATAGTATTCAGCACTACTTTTATTACCCCAAAATCCACTGATTTTGATTTCGTCTTTAAAATTATCAACGGGGTTATTGGTGTTTTCGCTAAGAGTTTGGAGACCGATATCTTCATTGGTTAGTTTAAGACCTTCAAAACCGGGGTCGGTTTTATCTACATAAACCCTTCCCTCACTTCCACTTGATGGTGATATTAAAAAATATTCTGGGTCATATTGGGGAAAATCATACAATGAACCCGTAACTTCTCCAGAATCAGAATTATAGGTGGTAGTAATTCCAGAAATGTCCCTATAGAATGTCTCTATTGACTTACTATATTTATCTGCCATGATTTTAAGTGCATTGGCATTATTCTTTGATACTAACGTTGATTCTAAATTAATTGCTTCGGATTTCGAATATAGATTTAAATATGCACTACTTCGGGTATAATTCTCCTTCACCTTGTTTCTTTTACCGAATTCATCGGGATAGAATGCTTCTGGAATCGTACCTTGGGTTAGCATGTAAAAACGTTTTAAGATTATGTTTAGCGTTTCGGTTTGTATATCATCACTAATACCCAGATATGGACTTTCAGGAGTTGCGCCACCAAGCGTTGAATCAAATGGTGATATTGGTATCCACTTAAATGTTCCATCATCATTTTGGTTTGCTCTTGCATTTATTTGTTTCGCATATCTGTTTTGAATTAAAAATGTATCCATAAAATCACTAACAAGTTCAAGTTCAGGAAAAGGAACTTTTTTACTTAAAGCAATTGGGGCAACACGTTCTTGTCGATTACTTAATGTGTTAATAACTAACGGAAATGCAAAAATTTCGGTATCTTCGTCCTTTTTTTCAGCATAATCACTATCATTAAGAATTATCTTTCTATTAGCAGGTTCTTTGTGTGAGTCATATGCTTTATTTGATGTTGCTTTTATTTTACCAAAAAATTTATCAACATCATTTAGAATTATTTCAAATATGTTATAAATCGATGGTATCATACCGAGCCTTTCCTCAACCATAGCATTAATTTTTATTGCAATATCTAAAGACAGTGTGTTTTTCTCGATTTCTAATTCTGTTTTTTTCTTATATAGTTTCTGGTAAAAACCACTAATATCCATACCATAATACTTGACATACCCATCTAATGAAACTAATAAGTTTGGGTTCTTGCTTTTTACTCCAGTCACAATGTTATATGCGTTAAGAAATGATTTCGGTGCTATAATATCGTCATCATCAGAAATGATTGATGATATTTTTTCACTAAGTAACTGGTCTTTGAATTTTAATAATGGGGTTTCAAAGTTAGAATCATTCTCAGTATCGTGTTCAAAGGCTGTTTGTAGTGTTTCCAATGTATTTGGTGGTTCTGTATTGTCTTCTTGTTTAACGTTTGTGGCAACAAGATAAACCATATATAATCTATCTTTTATCCTACTATCAATACCACTTGAGTTCTGAGTTTTAATGATTTCATTATATTCGGACAAGTCATTAATTACAGTTAATTTATCTTGGGGAACTGAATTGGTTTGTGGAAAAATTAATAACCCATCGTTTGGGTCTGGTGTTCTTGTAATCAAGCATGGCGTGCCAGCAGGTTTTAATATCTCATTTTCCTTATAATTTTCCTTTTTCAATATCTCAAACGTTGAATCGATTTTCTCAATATCGATTAATATGTTTTTATATTTGATATTCTCGGCATCAGTATCCAATTTTTTTCTAACCGCAGCATACAGATTTTTTAATTTTAATATTAATTCGTATGTGTTTGTTGGTGCAAACCCCGGTTCTGGATTCATCGATGCCTCATTACCAATTAAGGGGGTATTTACCACATATCTGAATAAAATATCAGATAATGGTGCAAAGGTCATGGCAACAAATTGAGCATCGATAATGAAATTACCGTTTGCAGCACTAAATTCGCTGGTATATTTAACAAGATGTAATTGATATGTTAATGGCTTACCATAATATCCTTTTACTGTCAGCGTAAAGATTGGTGGTGGGAAATCAAATAAAATTCTATATGGTGAATCGGCTTGATTGAAAAATGCCAGACCCCTTATGTCAACGAATTGAATATCAACCTGTGGAATAAATGACGAATTAATAACGATTTTAATGTTATTAATACCAAAACCTTCATAATGAGTTTTGTCACCAGTACTTCCCTCATAATAATTTGTAGTGAAGTTCAGATAATTTGGGTTATTAAGGTCTTCATTGTTCTGGTCGTTTCCAATAAAATTAATTATTTTGGACTTCGTGCTATTGGTGTTTCCGTCAATAATAATTGTTCTTCCCTTGCTTTTTGCAGTTAGTTCAGCAAAAATATACATATCCTGATATTGAGGTATGCCATTAACAATATTCTCATTGACATTAACTAAGTTCGGTTCTATGAGTATTACATTACCATTTGATTCTATTTTTTCTGACATTCTTCTGGATTTTCTAATATAAATACCTCTTAATAAAAAATATAAAATGTGTTGGACTAATTGAAGTCCTATACTATTTATTATAAAAGAAAAATGGTGCTACTTGAAATCACGGAAGTAATAAATTTCCACGCACACCCTATTTGGACTAATGTGTTTTTTTACATATTTATTAGTACTACTGTGCTTTTCTTCATTACCCTTTCTTATATGGTAAAATCATTAAGAAAGAGAATTGCAGAAACAAAATTAATGCAGCAACAACATATCGCAAAAATCGATAATATTAGAAAAGAACAGACAGATAGTTTAGAAAGTCTTAGAGTTGAAATGCTTAAGCGTGAAGAGGATAGAACTCGTCAATGGATGGAAAGTGAAAAAGAAACGCTTCGTGTATTAAACGGTGTTTCAAACCTATTGGATTTAACGGACAAAATTGGTCGTGTAGATTCTGAAAAGATTTTAAATAAACTTAATGAAATCCAAACTAAAGTCGAGAAACTATCAAAGTAAGTTAACAAAGTTCATATTATGTCAAAAAAATTAGAAAAACTCAAAGAAGTTAATAAATCTCTCACCAAAAAATTAAGTGAGTTGGAAACTTATATGTTCATTAAAAACATTGCTAATGTTACCGTACTTAAAATCAACGAAGATAGTCCAGATGTTGTGGTGGGGATAAAATAGTATTCGAAACTATTTATATAAAAGAATTTAATATGTTAAAGAAACAATTAAGCAGGATATTAGAGGAAGGCGATACGGGATTCGGTATATTAATCGAATCCGATGCTGGATACGTAAGTTCTGAAATCAACAAAGATATTCTTAATGAAAACTTTGAATTAAAACCGAATGAACCTGTATTAGTTAACTGTATTTTACAGAAATGGGGTGTTAAAAACAAAAATGGTCGTATCTACTCCAGAGAAGTATTAGTACCACAAGTTGACATGTATCAGGAACTCGTTAGTGCCAATAGTGCGGTATCTGAAGCCGACCACCCCGACTCATCAATCATTTCATTACAGAACATCTCACACATGATTACCAAAATGTGGTGGGGTAAAGGTGAACAAGAAAACGTGTTATATGGTCAATTGAAATTGATTGTATCGCCCGGATACATCAAATACGGTGTGGTTTCTGTTGTTGGTGATAAGATTGTTCTTTATTTACAGAATAAAATCAAGTTAGGTATTTCGAGTCGTGGTGTTGGAACATTAAAGGAAATTAATGGTGAGAATATGGTTCAGGACGATTTTGAATTAATTGGTTTTGATTTGGTAGCAACGCCAAGCACCCCGGGTGCATTTCTTTTCCCAGAAAAACAAGGTAATGTTAGTTTTGGTGAACACTATGTTAGTAAAAACGGCATTTTACTTAAGGAAGACGAGGGTAAAATTATTACAGCAATTGATAAATTCTTGTTATAAAAGCGCATAAGATAATTATAAAAAATCAGATATGCAAGAAAAAGTGATGTTGTTTTTATTAAAAATTACACTTTTTCGTAATGAGAATGTATTTATATAAAAATTATAGTATTAGATACGACATTTAAATAGAATGAAAGACGATAAAAAATCATCGGTAATTAAAGAAGCACTCCTTGAGTTTGCAGAAATCCAAGAGGCTGCTGTTGCTAATGCTAAAAAAAATTTAGCGGAAACGTATCCTGAAAAGTTTAACGACTTATTAAAGGAAGAATTAAATAAAAATAAAAAGGCAAAAGAGTCTTATAAGAAATTAGACGAAAATAAAGAATCTGACAAGTCAGATAATGTCGAAACAAACAAAGAATCTGTTATGAAAAAACAAACCAAAGAGACCAAAAAGGTCATTAAAGAAGGTGAAGAGAATCAACCATTTGATAATAAAGCACCTGAAGTTGGACCAGACGTTGTAAAAGAAGAACGTGAAAAAGATTTTATGGGTGACGTTGAAAGCGGTACTCCGAATCTTGGTAAAGGCGAAACCGAAGACGGTGACACTTTTGTCGAAAAAATCACAACAAAAAAAGAAACAATGGCAAACAAAACCTCTATGAAGGAAGAGTTTGACATAACAGAACTTGACGCATCAAGCGTTGGGACTGCATTAGAAAATGCAGAAGACGATGACGAAGTTATTACAATGGACGAAATCGAAAGCGAAATTCAAGGAATGGACAGTTTAGAGGAAGAACTCAGTGACATGGGTGGTTTACCTCGTCCAGAATTGGAAAAACGTGGTTCTCCTGAAAACCAAGGTGGTGATGCATTTAATCAATTAGTTAAGATGCGTGAGCAACTTGATGAAATGATTAGTGGAATGGGTGAACAAAAAAATCATGGTGGACAGGGTGCTAACAAAGTAAACGATGGCGGACCGACCCAAGCAATGATTGACGAAGTAGAAGGTGACATTAGTGATGCTGATGTTGCAGCAGTCTTAGGTGCACCTGCACCAATGGAAGAAGAAGAAATTGAAGAAAGTAAAACACAGACACTTTCAAACATGAAGAAAGTGACTGCTGCCATACCCGGTGAGGGATATAGAGACCAAGCAGCGCAAAATAAAATGCGTAGTGGTCTTCAAGAAAATAATAAAAAGATTGGTAGTTTAATTAGTGAAAACAAAAGTTTAACAAAGAAATTAAACGAAACCAAAAAATACAAGCAGTCTGTGACTACGTTAGTAGAACAATATAAGTCTGCACTCGAAAAGTATCGCAATCAATTAAAAGAAATGGCGACTTTCAATACCAACTTAGCGCATGTAAATAACCTATTGGTAAACGAAAGTCTGGCTTTAACTCAAGAAGATAAAATTAAGATTATCAATGAGTTTAAGAAAGTTGATACTATCGCTGAATCACAGGAAAAGTACAAGAGCTTCCTAACAGAAATGAAAGCAAGCAAACCTACTTTAACTGAAAGCATTGAAGGAAAAGTGACTGCTTCTGTCGCACCGTCTTCAAAGCAAAGTCTTGAGGAAGCAAAAGAAGTAATTGCATATGAAAATGATGCTCACATCAACAAGATGAAGAAAATCATTGAGTATGTTGAAAAAAGAGGAAGCAAAAAAATAATTTAAAAAAACATAAAAATATAATAAAATGGGATTTTTAATGGAAAGTGCGGAAGTTGGTAACATTGGTTTGAAGCAACTCCGTGAACAAAGAGAAATAACAAGCAATCGTTGGGAAAAGATTGGTTTGTTAGAAGGATTAGAAGGTAATGTAAAAGAAAACTGTGCTCAGTTATTCGAGAATCAACTTTCACACATGATTAATGAGTCGTCAGATTCAGCAAACAGTGGTCAGTTTGAAACAGTTGCATTCCCTGTAATCCGAAGAGTTTTTGCTAAATTATTAGCAAATGATATCGTGTCTGTACAGGCACTTAACCTACCTATTGGTAAGTTATACTACATAAACCCAAAGACAAGTGTAAGAGTAGAAAGTGCTACTACTACAACAACTCCGGGTGACCTACACACATCTCCAGATGGTGCTTATGGCAACGCTGCTGATAAAGCTGCTACTTCAAGAACACAGTTCGAAACTCGTTCATTGTACGATGCATTCTATGCAACTGAGTATAATGAAGAAGGTACATCATTGTTTGACCGTTCAAAAGGCGACATCACTGTTGTAACTGGTGCAACTACTGCATCTACTTGGGTTCTTGGTGTTGATAAGTATGTAACAATAACAATTGATGGCATTTATTCAACTCAAGAAGGTAAATTGGTCGGACCGACTGGTGTTCCTATGGACACTGAATCATTCCTTGCTGGTTTACAGGTTGTGGCAACAGTTGATTTAACCGCTCCTGCTCCTTATGCAAGCGAAGGTATCACTGCTGGTGATGCTCTTCCTTTCAATGTAAAGGTTCAGAAATACGGACAGGCAATTGTTGACAAAACAGGACATTTAGTTCTTCTTGTTGACGTGAGTTACGCAGGTACTAATGGTTATCAGCCTATGAGTGGTGCAAGTACTCCTGCATTCACTTACAGTTACAGAACTTACAGCGACCTTGAAGAAGATTCAAGAATGGCTGAAGTTACCTTCCAATTAGACCAAGTTACTGTTTCAGTTGAAACACGTAAAATGCGTGCTATGTGGACACCTGAATTGGCACAAGACGTGTCAGCATTCCATAACATTGATGCTGAAGCAGAATTAACTGCTTTATTGTCAGAGCAAATGGCTGCTGAGATTGACCGTGAGATTCTTCGTGACCTTCGTAGAGGTGCTGCTTGGACTGCTCGTTGGGATTATAACGGACTCCGTAAAGGAACTAACACTTATTATGGTGTACAGAAGGACTGGAATCAGACATTGGTTACTAAAATCAACCAGATTTCAGCACAAATTCACAAGGCAACCCTTCGTGGTGGCGCATCTTGGGTAGTTGTATCTCCTGAAGTATCTGCTGTATTTGATGACCTTGAGTATTTCCACGTATCTAATGCTGCTCCAGAGCAGGATAAGTACAACATGGGTATTGAGAAAATCGGTACTTTAAGTGGACGTTACTTGGTATATCGTGACCCTTATTCACCTGCTAACACAGTGCTTATTGGTCATAAAGGAACAAGTATCTTGGAAACAGGTTACATCTATGCTCCTTACGTGCCTATGCAGTTAACTCCTGTAATGTACAACCCATTCGATTTCACTCCGATTCGTGGTATCATGACTCGTTATGCAAAGAAAATGGTATTGAACAGATATTACGGTAGAATCTACTGTGATGGTCTTCAGACTTTCGGAATTGGTGACTTAGTGTAATCAATTGATTGACAAAGATAAAAAAGGGAAGCACATGCTTCCCTTTTTTGTTTTAAACCAGTATTTATTTACAGTATGAAGAAATTAAAAAGACGAACAAAAAGAATCGTATTAAGAATTATCGTTATTTTGATTCTCTTATCGATGGTATTGTTTTTAAATGGACAGACAAGTGCTTATAGTAAAACCATTTATCGAGATTTTGGAACATTTAAGGTTGTTAGTGGTCAAAATGTTGTTTCAATAAGTGCATTTGCAACGATTGAAAAGGTTGACCCTGCGACACATTTTGATGAAGTCATTCCGAACAACATCAAACCAATAAAAGAACAAAAAAATGTTGTTCCTGAAAAACTTTATCATTATGAATTATATTTGGTGAGTAAATCTATTTTCGAGGGAGATACTACGAGTACTTGGTTATATCGTACAAGAATTTTTATCAGTGGGGTTGATATGTTATTGCATCAGTTTCCAGATGGTTTTGTGGCTTCAATAAGTACCATACCAACACTGATTTATACGTATCATTCAATCAAACCAGATGTTGAATTTGAAATTAAATGGGAAAAATCAGTATATGAACCAAGGATTCGTAAATAAGGTAATAAAAACAATATTTAAAATATCGGAGAATTTAAAAATTAAAAAAACTAAGACTATGCCAAGAGATAATACACAGCCAACACAGCCAATTATACCGACAATTGGTGCAAACACACAAATAGTATTTACAGTTAAAAGTTTCTTGGCAACTCTGGGTTCTATTTTGGCTCTATTTATTAGTTTTTATTTTTTGGTGTTTCAACCCAGAGCAGAAAAGGTAGAGGTATACCAAAAACAACTATACGACCAACAACAAGTTTATATTACAGGGGAATTTGGTAAAGTGAATGAGGCAATTAAAGCCAACAGTAACACAATTACTGACCTCACTAAACGATTTGAAGACCTTAGTACAACAATTGAAAACAGTGGTGGTGGGTTTGGTGGAAATAGTACCACTTCACACACAGGAGACCCAGCAGTAGACCCAGAACTTGCTGTTAATCATCAATAACGTCTTCCTCAAAAGCAACCCATTTAAGAACACTAAATCCTTTATCGAGATTCTCATATTCCTTGAGTCTTAGTCTCATGTCTTTAACAACGACTTCCATTTTTTCTTGGATTTGTTCCAAACTAATTTCCATCTTATGACTGTCTTGACTAAAGACTGTCCAATTGTTATTCTTTAATTTACACTCACCAAAGAAATGAATGAGTTCCAGAATCGGATTGAATGTTATTCTGATTCTCTGGTCTTTCTGGTCTTTTGTTTCTTCTATTTTAACTATCCATTCCATATTTTTCTTATTTACATCTACAATATTTTATAAAACCGATTGGTTCGTAAGGACTCGCTCTTCTATCTATTTCAAGTCCACATTTCGGACATGGTTGGTTAAATCCCATTCCGAGTCTATTCAAATCGTATGGATTTACGTCTGAATATTGTTTCTTCGTTATTTTTTTCTTAACTTTCATTTTATTAACCATTTATGATTATTAAATATATGTGTTTTACTTTTAAGAGAAACATATTTTATGGTAACATCTGATGTTCCATTCATTCTGGCTGCTTCTTTATATGATTGATATTCCTCAACAATTTCATTTGTTTCAATATTAATTTTTAAAACACTAATACTTTTTCTTTTATTGGTCGGATTGATTTTCGAATTCAAAACTTTCTTTTTTAAAAATTCATCAGTAAATTCATTTTTAAAAATCCAAAGATATTCACCTGCCGAATTTCTTCTTCCATTTAAGCAATTACTAATTCCAGATAATTTTATTTTTGTTTTTTCTGATGCAATTTTAATTGATGAGAATTCTTCTAAGAAATCTCCATTCACATCAAACATTAAAACTGATTTTATATTTTTTGCTGGTTTATTATAATTGTAATGTTTATCACCCCTACAAGAATCACCGATTCTCTTTCTGTGTGTGTCGGAAAACTTTCTCTTATTAACATATTTAATTCCATCACCACCAACAGTCATATTTTTTAAATCATCACCATATTTTGAAATCCAATATTTTTCTCTTTTATTTAGTTGTTTAATATCAATTTCTTCAATTTTCTGAATTATTGGCGTTAAACCATTTAAACCCAACTCATTTATCCAACAATAAACATTATGGTTTTTTGTTGCCTGATATTTAGAATTTCTTAAATGTTCTTTGTATCTCTTTTCTAATTTAAATCTTGTTTGACCAACATATTTTACCTTATTATCACGAGGGTCAATTAATGAATAAATATATCCCATTATGTTTCTTTTTACATAAATACATCAAAAATATAAAAAGTTTGCTCATGTATTGTCGAAATAATTATTCTTCATCGCACCAATTATTATCATAGATAAGTTCTAAACGAGCACGAGTTATCGCAACATACTCCAAATTCTTTTCCTGAATATGTTGCCAAGGTTTCACTGATTGCATCGGTAATAGGTCTGGTCTAATAATAAATACTCGGTCTGCTTCTAAACCTTTGATTTTATGTACGGTGCTCAGAACAATTCCTTGTATTTCATCAGTGAATATCGATTTTATTTTATACTTCAAGTCCAGAATGCTGTCTGAAAGTCTGGCAAGAAACAATAATGTCATCACTTTGTCTTCAAGTGCCGTGTATCCACTATGGTCATTGGGGTTCAGGACACCTTGTTTCTTCAAGTCTTTTCTGAATGCAAATAACTCGGCTTCCCAGAAACTAATTAATTTCTGGACATTATTGATTTTACCGATTAACTCTATGAGATGGACACCGATATCACTACCCTTAATAATTGCCTTCTTACGCTGCGTAAGGAACTCGAAAAACAGTTTCACCAGTGGCATTGTTGTTCTACAGAGGATAAAATCACCGCTTTGCGCTTCTTCAAGCACATTACCATCCCTAACACTACCTTCTGGTGCATCTGGAAGTGCTTTGATGTCTGGCACGATTTCCTGTGCCTTTCTTATCACGGCTTGTGAACATCTAAATGATACGGAAAGCGGTAGAATTTTGGTATTCGGGAATTTTTCGAACCACGCAAACGATTTTTCATCAGCAGCATTAAATCCATAGATTCCCTGAAAGAAATCACCAACACTTATCAATCTACCTTGAAGTTTTTTTGTTGCTTTGTCCTTCTTCAATACTTTCTCAATAATTCTGATTTGGCAACGGTTCAAATCTTGAACTTCGTCAACAAAAACGTAGTCTTGTGGGAAAAACCAAATACTGTTATCAATGGCGGGTAAAAAAATCATATCGGTGAAGTCGTAGGTTTTCCTATCAGTAGTCATGAAGTCCAAAACCTTCAGTGCACGCTTAACATCCTTGGGTTTACTAAGTGGAATATCGTATCTTTCCGCAACATATGGTATAAATTCTGGTTTTGTGGTAAGTGTTAGTCTACATAAGTTACAGAGTTTCTTCATATTATTAAGATATATTGAAATCTCTTCTTCACCTCGTAATTCTTCAGTCAAACCCCACGATTTTGACTTTTTCAATATGATTTTATCGGCTTTAAACTCATCAAATTGTATTCTGTCACCATATTTTCTCTTAATTGCAGACACACCCAATCCATATGTGGTGTAACATCTGACATGTTCAGGTAATTTTGTTTTCAGTTCTTCCTGAATGTGTTTATTGAATGCCAGAAACATTATGGACTTATCTACAGGTAACAATTTCACGGCTTCAACAATCGTTGTCGTTTTACCAGCACCTGCGTAAGCCTTAATCAGAATATTTTCGGGTCTTTTTTTCGTGAATAAAAATATTCGGTCTTGTTCTGGAGTTGGTTTGAAACTCATGCTTTAATTTCAATTTTTGTTGTTCTGGGGTAATCATTCTCGTCACGGGTCATTTCTGGAAATTTAATAGATGTTGTATGGAATTTCTTTTTATCTAATTCAAGAATTTTATTTAATTCTTCAAATGTCATTGCTGGCATCTCTTCATCAATGATTTTTGAATAAAATTGTTCTTGTAATTTCAAATATTCTTCTTGATGAAGAAGATTGGTTTCCATGCTTATTGTAAATTCGATTCTATGTATCATATTTTTACCCAATGTTCGTTAGTGATTCCATCAATTAATTCGTATGCCCCAGATAGATTCTTATCATATAATTCAAGTGGTTGTAGGACATATACTCTCAATCCCTCGATTCTATCATATATCTTGTCTTCGTAAACTATGTCTTTATCAGGCAGCGCATCACGTTCTTCAACACTACTAACTTGGATATGATACGCACAATCCAAAATCATTCTCATTTCACCTTGTACTCTCATGCCATCATATAGAATTGCAGCGACTTCATCACCGAGTTGACCAAGTAGTCTTTCGGCATCATCCATTACACCAATGGTTTGCGAGTCTAAGTCTGGACTTCTGCGTTTCAATAAGTCCTGAAGCATGTATCTGGTGATTTCCAATGCAAAAAAACGGTCTTCTGGATGCTGTTCGTAGTCTTCAGGCAAATCAATACAAGGTCTTCCCTGTTCATTTAAGTCGATTTTATATTCGATTCTATACATATTTCGTTGTTTATGTCGTTAACTACAAATATATGACAATCTTTTGAGAATGGAACGATTTTTTAAAAAAACTTTTTAGTATTTATAGAAAACATTAAAACATGATACTTACTAAGGAAAGACTTCAAGAGATTGCGAAACAAATTAATCTTGATGAAATTATTAAAAACTATCTTGGTGAAGCCAAGCAGATAACAACAGTTGAGGACTTTTTCGATTTTCTCGCAACAAACCCAAAAGCAGGAACTGTTGCCTTTACTTATTATACGAATCCAGTAAGCATCAATAAAAATCTGGAAGGTAGAGGTAAAAATGCAATAAAGAACCCAATGTTTAGTGAAGACCTTGACCATGCAATCATATTTAAAAGCAGTTGGTATTCCTTTAGTTTTGGTCAACTATATGCCGATAAAATGAAAAAACTCAATCCTGATTGGCAACCAGACCCAAATAGACAAACTTCGTTGGTGAAACATCCTGATATGAGGTATGTTGAGTCGGGTCCCAAGGGTGACTACTTCACAATCCTACCACAAGGTTTTGGTAAATCAACATATGCTGTTTATGATATAAATGCTGGAATGGAAGGGTTAAAAGACCCTAATAATTATAGAGTTGTGACGGATTTCGAAGAAATTAAACCATTTTTTCCAGTAAGAACAAGTACTTCAGAACCATTTCCAACAAGAAAATTGTTTGTTAGTAGAGTATATGAACTTGCTGCTGGTAATCATTTATTGAAACCCGCAGACTTTAAGTACGTTTATTTTGGGGAGAAGGCTCAAAGTAGGACATAAAAGAAAAATATTATGGCATTAATAACAGTAGCAGATAAAAATAAGTTATACCTTAAAGTCAAACATGAGTTGGGGTATCCACTGAGACCATTCGAAATCATTGATGAGATGATGGATTCTTATTTAGAAATGGTTATCGAAGACTATTCAGCATTACTTAACCAATGGTTAATTCATCAACAATGGATTGGATTGGAAGGTATGAATAAGGAAACTGGTGATTTCCTTGCAGCATTTACAACCAAACCAAATTCCTACATGGAAAGTTTCACCTATGCGTATAGTCGTCAAGTTGGTCTGGGTACAAATGCTCCAGCAGCAACTGGTTGGGAACTTAAAAGAGATTATATCATTTGTAGTGCCCATACACAACATTATATAATACCTGCTGGCAGGGAAGTAAATGAGGTGCTTTGGGAAACCCCACCACTAATCGATGGTGGACTCGTTGACCCATTTGCATTAAACGCATGGAGTGCTGGTATGATGGGTATGTCATATCTTGGTCGCCCTGCATTATATGTGCAACCAACATATTCAACCCTGTTGTCGGCACAAGACCGAAGAATGAAACAAAGAGTGTTGCAGTCAATATTAACATATCGTATTACGGGTTTGGCGACTGGTGAAAAAATATTACACCTGTATCCCGTTCCTAATGACCGTCATGAAATTGCCAATACATGGGGCAAACATTATAGTGGTAGAAAAGTATGGTATTGGTATTACGACACAATTGGAGCAGACAGAGACCAGTGTTTAGAAGATAATAGTGATATCGTCAAATTGCCATCAGACCCGCCAACAAAAATATTAGAATGGAGCAGAATGAATGATGTTGCACATCAGCAAATCAGAAATTTCCTTATTGCCAAGGTAAAAATGGTAATTGGTGGCATCCGTGGTTTTTATAGTGGTGAACTTGGTGTAACCGAGAAACAATTAACAATGGATTACCGTCATTTACTTGATGAAGGCATTGCTTTGAAAGAAGTCACCGAAAAGCTAATAATTGAACAATTAAACAAAATGGGTCAAGTTGAATTAACTAAAGAACGTGCAGAAATCGCAGAGAATGTGAACAAAGAACGTGGTTATCAACCACCAATGTTCCCAATTATACCGATTTAAGATGAAAAAATATGATAAACAACGACTTTTTGAAGTTATGGGTAAATTAGATGCGACATTTAAACCACACGATATTAATTGGAAATCTTTACATAACCAATTAATGTTGAATACAGAAATTATCGGAGAAGGGTGGAGAAGTGTAAGAAAAAATGAGGCAGCAAGTGTTGGTAATTTAACCCATGAATTCGGAATACTAACACCTGATGAATTACAGCGTCTTAAAGATTTTGGAGTAATTAAATTTGGTAATTTTTCGAATCTTCAGTCTTTATTTCCAATAATTACTGATGAAAAATATTTTGATTTCAACATCTTTAAATTGAAAGGTGATGAAATAATGAATTAATGTAAATTTAATGAAAAAGAAAAAACAATTAATTGATATTGAGGATAATAGAATGGGGATGTTCATGACGGACAAGTCATTTGACTTAGATGTGATGTATGGTAGAAATTTCTTACAAACCGACAATGCACAGACAGTTATTATTCATAAAATCAATCTACTTGAAACCAAATCACATAGTTTATACGGACAATCCAAGACCAAGGATAAGAAGTTTATGACACCAGTGACAATAAGTGTTATGGTGACCATTGATGACGGTAAACAGGAATATTATGGTGGAAACGCTGGTGGTATTGCACGTGATGACAGTGGTAATATTAGTTTTGGTGTTTACTTCAAGGAATTGCAAGAAAAACAAATTGAAATTGATAGAGGTGATATTATTGAATACAATATGAGTGGTGAAAAGAACAGATATTATGAAGTTGAAAGTGCTAACAACGTTGCTGACGAAACCAAGAAAACCATAGGTGGATTCAAATCATATTGGAAGAAAATCGTAGGTGTTCCTGTGAAGGAAGACGTTGTGCCGTTTTTAAGTGAAACTAAGGGATTTAATTTATAAAAAATACTACAATGGGAAATAAACAAAGATTATTTGAGGTTATGAAAAAAGTCAATTCTGACTTTAAACCTAACGTAAATCAGAATATTGTTAATAAGAAGAAATTCAGATTAACTGAAAGTGTGGGCAAAACCAAGACATTTACATTAAATTTATGGGGCGAAGAGGAAACTCTATATTTTGATTTTAATGAATATAATAACAATGGTGCATTGGCAGTGCAGTTGATGTCACCCGAAGAGGGAGCTTACGCCACGGTGTCAGCAAATCTTCCAGAATCAGCAGATTTACCTAAAGATGAGTTCTTCTTGAAATCTTGGAGTGAAAATGAGGAAATTGCCAAACAACTGATTGAAAAGGGAATTGTTTTGCCAACAGGAAAACAGGCATCAAGCGGATTTGTAACAGCACAATCATACAAACTTAATCCAATTTATGGTTCTACTGGAATTGGTGATATTAATTTGAATGAAGACCGTGAGAGTTTCAAACGTATGAAAAGTTATTTGGTTTATAGTCGTGATGGTGAATTTTTGGGTCAAACAGACCCAATAGATGAGGAAGAAGGTTATCATATTGAAACCGTTGATGATGTTGTTGCCACACCTCAATTCCAGAAATTCGCACAGGAAAACAATATCACCAGAGACCAAGTTGGTCGTATGCGAACAGAAACTGTATATACAATGAATGGTGTTGAATTGAGTAAGGAATATTATTCTCCAAGTCAATCAGAAGAATTATTCGACTCCAAAACTAATACTTGGTATAATTTAAGTGGTCAACAAATGCGTGACCCGTCAGAATATGACCGTGGTGGTGAAGGATATACACCCTTCGGTGATGAAGGCGATTACGATTATTAAGCGGACATGAAAGCGGACATCTGATGTCCGCTTTTTTTATTCACAATAAAACATTAAATCATCAACCCATATGGGTGTTTTCTCTCCCATGTATGCCCCTTCTACATTGAAGTCAAAATATTCTTCGGCTTCCTCTTTACCCATTTTATCTCTGGTAATCAGAACTTCAATACATTTACTTCTGGAATAAACTAATTTATATGCCCCAGCAGACTTATCATAAGTCACACCAATTACGCTGTCTTCAAATCCATCAGCAGAAAGAAGTTCTTCGTCAGGATACCATTCCTGAATTTGTTCAAGTTTTGTCATTTTTCAAGTGTTTGGTTTTTATTTTTTCGAGTTCTTCCACGAGTTTTTCATGTTGTTCCTTAGTTTGGATACCCAAATCATCACCATAGTCTTTGAATATGTCGATAACAAAGACAATAAATTGTTTTTCTTTATCAGATAAATATGTTGACTTTTTTGCAAATAGATATAGTGCAACTGCAAGTAGTCCTACAATTACCACCAATAGTAATATTACTATGTACAATATCGACATTCAACTTATTTAAGTTTCTTTTCTCTTACCCAAGCAATATGTGCTTCGCCTAATACTTTCAACCAATTTATTGGAACACCAAGTTCTCGAAAATTGTACATGTAATCCGAAATTTTTTGAAAAAATCGTTCTTCTTGTGATTGTCCAGTAAAGACCAATCCCCGTTCTTTCCAAGTATTACCATAACGTTTTTCATCTCTAATAAGTTGTTCCTTCACTTCATCAAAAGTGGTTTCTAATTCGTCAATTAAGTTAACGTCTTTCAGTTTTTCATCCATTTTATTTCTTTTTAAGTCCTGTGAACAATTCTGCTTTAATACTGTCCTGTGGTTCATAGTCTTTCAGGATAAAATCATGAATTGTTAGATTACAAATATCCCCAAGACTATCCACACGTCTATTAATGCTCATTGTAGGAAGTTTGGTTGGTGTTCTACTCAGTTGCTCCCTAACAGCATCCAAATGGCTTACATAGAGGTGCGTATCACCACCAATCCAGTTCGCAACACCTGCAATCATGTTATTGGCATTTGCAAATAACATTAGAAGTAACGACATGCTGGCGATATTAAAAGGTACACCCAAGAATGTGTCACAACTGCGTTGATACATATTAAGGTCAAGATAGAATCGGGGTATGTTATGTTGGTCGCAAACACTATGTAGGGTTTCATCACTGGTATCTTTCATATTAAGTGGGGTGTTCCACTCAATGTTTTGAAACAAATCCCATCGGTCTTCAGCACTCAGGGGTCTTACAATGAATTGATATAATAAGTGACATGGTGGAAGTGCCATATCAACAAAATCTGCTTTATTCCAACCATCAAGAATGTGATAACGACTGTAAGGATTTTTCTTCAGACCATCCATAATTTCCTGAAGTTGGTCAACACCATTTTGATTGCGCCATTGATGACCATAAACTTTACCTAAGTCACCAAGACGATATGTTCCGAAGTTATATGTCGCCAAATCGTCATATGATTTTACTGATTTAATCATTTCAACAAATTCTTCCATAGTTATTGGGTCAACTTCCTTTGCACAAATAAAATGGTGTTTCAAATACCAACGATATGCATCACCATTCCAGATGTTCACATTATTATCAACAAGGTATTTGATGTTGGTTTCACCCCTGAGAAACCATAGGAGTTCATACACGACACCTTTCCAAAACATACGTTTTGTAGTAAGTAATGGAAACCCCTGAGACAAATCCATACTGATATCGGCTTTCGAAATTCCTATGGTGTTCGGCATATTTGCCCTACCACTTTCTTTCTCAACACCTTCGTCAAGAATCTTTTGTAATACGTCCAGATATTCTTTCATTTGTAAGGTTGATTTGTTTTTCTTTTATTTAAAATCAGTTCTGAATCATCATAAACTATTCTTGGTGATTGAACACCAAAAATGATAGTGTATTTCACACCTAATTCATCAAGGTCTTTTAATATTGTATTCTTTGTATTTTCGATACTCCATATTGTACCTTCATCATGTTCACCACGCATCGTAATGAATATTATTTGATGTCCAGCATTATGAATACCAACTAACAACTCTTTAGCACCCTCAAGCCATTCACTTGTGTGATAATTAACAATTGTTCCATCAATATCAAAGATATGTGCTGCCATTGTTATTATACAAATGCTTTACTACTCTTCTTATTATTAATATTGTCGATTTCTTGCAGAATGCGTTTTCTATCGGCATCGGTGAGTGCAACCATATTACTGGTTGTTTTTTTGTTGATTTTTTCTGGCTTAGTGCCACGTTTGAGTTGTGCTTCAAGCATTGCTTTTGCACGTTGTTGTCTCATCTTGATTCCAGTTGTACCCTTCATAATCTCGATTGTTTTAATATAAATGTTATTTTAGTATCTCACACGTCCTGTGAAAACGTATCTGAATGAATTTGAAAACCAAAACCATACCCTTGTAAAGAATTTGTTATCACTTATCAAGACAATACCCGTTTTCTTTGGACTTGCATAGAGTTTTACGTCTGCTGTTGGTTTTTCATGGCTATTATTTTTCATAGTTTTATCTATTATCTCCGCTTCCACCCAAAACACCTCTCTTTTGGCGGTCATGAAGTTTGTCGATGTTGGCTGTTGCAACATCAGCTAAAGTTATACCCAGATTTTCGCACATCGATGTGATGTACCACAAGGTGTCTCCGAGTTCTGATTTTATTTCTTCGGTGGCTTCATTTGTTATAATACCACCATTATCCCTGATTATTTTCTTTATTTTTCCCTGTACTTCACCTGCTTCTCCCAGACCCAGACCGTCATAAACAACAGCCATTAAATTAATTATTCTGTCATCAGCATCGGGGAAGATTTTCTGGAATTTCTTAAGACTTATCTTGAGAGCAACCGCTTCTTTTTGGTATTCGTTAAAAGTATTAATCATTCCCTATATTCTTTAATGAATTTATTGTACTTGTGAGGTCAATTGGTGTGGTTTCGATGGCTTCGATTGTTTCACTAATAACCCTGTTATAATCTTCCTGTAATTTTTTGTCGGCATCAAGAGTTTCTTGAACTTTTAATAGTGCGAATCTGGCTTGTGAACCTTCATCTAATACAATGGGTGCATCTTTGTTTGTGTAAAACAAATAATTTTCTTTATTACTATAGAATTTCAATGCTTCTTCAAGTAAAGCAATTAGGTTTTCATATTGTTCAGGATTCATCATCATTTTCTGGTTTATGATTCTCCACAACTTCTCTAAGTCCCTCAACCTCATATGGAAGGAGTTTATATTCCCTTCTATGGGGGTATTGTGTTTTTTTATTTATGTTTTTATGAAAAAACTTGCCATGTGATTCGGCTGCTTCGAATTCCCGATAGAATTCAGGGTTAATATTTTCATACGAGTAGGTGTCACCCCGACTAAATGAGATATAAAGTCTTTGAGAATGAGGAAAATATGTGGTACTTAGTATGTTCTCAGATTTGAAAATAGATTCAATAAATGTCAAATTGGTTTCTTTTTCAATATATTCTTTTCGTTCTACAAGCATAACATGTTATTAATTGAGCAAATGTAAGTATTAAATATTTAAAATCAAAGAGTATTTATATAAAAATTGATTACATGTCGCTTCCAAAAAAAATAAAATTAACACTGGATGTCAATCCACCTGATATTGGTACTAAATATCTGGAATACGGTTTTGATAGAATCGCAGAACTCATGGCTGCAACAGATGTTGATACCAAATATCTTCCAAGAACTATATTGCTCGAAGACCTTGACCAAGCACTTTTTGATTATGTTAACCTTAAAGGCATGCAATTAACAATTGACGGTAGATTAGTCCCTACTTTCTATCTTGATAATGACCGTTGGGGTGAATTCAGTAAAACTTGGAAATTCATGGATAACGATAAAAACGTACCAACCCCATATATTACTGTCAGACGTATTGATAAACAGGCAGGTACAAGGCTTGGTACGAAATACAGAGTACCTCAACCTCGTAAGTTTAGGTATCTGAACGTTCCGATACTGGATAATGGACAAATTATATATTTGCAGTTCAAAATGCCAGAACCTGTGAATGTCGATATGATTTACGAAGTTGCGCTTTTTACAAAATACCGTGTTGATGTAAATCTATATGATGAACAGGTATTGAAGAACTTCGCAAGTCGTCAAGAATATGTTTGGATTAATGGAAGTCCATTACCAGTTCTTTTTGAAGGTTTTGCGGAATCAAATCCAATTGAAAATATTGATGGTGACCGTTTCTTCGTATCGAAATACGCATTAAAAATTCTGGGTTTCATTCGAGACGAAAAGGAATTTGAAATCGTTAAGACTATCAGAAAGCCAAGAATTGGGTTAGCCATTAGTTAAACCACATCATATTTTCCGTCTGTCCAATCAAATACATTTCCATCTGGAGGATTTTGTTGTTCATTTTCAAAACTTTCAACGGTATCATTAACTCTTTGAGAATATGTGGTTGTAAATGGTACTTGAAATGCTTTTGCATTGGGTGGAAAATTCGTGCTGCTATAATCGAATTTCCATGTCATTGTGTTGAGGTTTAATAAGACTTTAAAATACATTCTTTCTGGTGTCTTGAGACCACCGTTGTCGTTGTTAAAGAATAACGTGATATCACCAAATTTTGCACTATAAAAACTAAATTTAATGTAACCCGTTACCGTTGAACCAGTCTGTTCATCAATATATGATTTCGGCACATACCAGTTATAAAATTGGTTCACTGTGTCACTAAATAGTTTATATTTTGGTATAGGTGTAGTACCACTTTTTTCACCTTTTAATATCTGGGTATTGTAAATCGTGAATATTTTTGTTTGGGTGTAGTTATCATATGTGTCGTAAAAATCCATAATAAAAAAACTATTCTGTATTCCTGAGTTTGTGTTATTAATTTCATTTAACTGAAATCTCGCACCAGTGCTTGTAAAACTATTATATGCTGAACTACCACCAGCACTGAAATAGAACCATAGATATGTAACACCCGCATCATTTGAATCGTATTGGAATCTCCTGACTTCGTTATCAATAATTGGATTTGTTAATTCGACTTTGGTTTCTTCGGTTAGACTATCAATTTCTTGTTGATAACCACTGAGGCGATTACCAATACCCAACCCAAATTTAATATTTGTATCAAGATTGTTAAATTTTATCCTTTCTCTGATTATTGACATGGTTTTCCTATATTATCTAATTCAGTAATTGGTGTTTTATCGAGATTTGTTGCGTTCTGCCAATATGAGATTTCATTAAACACAGTAAGTGTGTTATCATGTTTTAATGTTAGGTCTTCATTTAGATTTGGTGGAACATCAAACACAATTGGTTCGAATAAATACCTTCTTTGGTTGAAAAACGGATAATCAACTCCGTCACCAGTTAATGGGTCAATATATCCTTGTGGTAATATATCTCGCCAAATGTATTTCCCTTCAGTTAGATTCATCAAGGCGTAATCAGGTATTCTTTCAACTTTTCTTTCATCGGGATTCGGAATTAATCGGGTTCTTATTCTAATCCTATCCTCAGAATAAAATCCCCTGACAATATTTGTTCCCTGTATTGGACTATTTATCCGATATTTTCTTATTGTATTTGGAATTGTATCCCAACCAGTTCCAGCCAATTCTTCTAAGTATGTTTCTGCAATATATTTATCGGTGTCTTGAGATAAGCGTATATTTGTTTTAAAAGTTATATTATAAGTCCCTGTATTATCAAATTCAAGATATCCTGTTGTTGCAACCCAACTATAATTAAGACTGCTTTGGGTATTCCACTTGTTGATTGTTTGTAGACTTGTTGTCAGGCTTTGTTTTGATGATTTAGTTATGTTAATTTTATCTGTTGGATTATTGACATCGAATACATCGAGTGTTGTGCTGTATTCAACAATTTCACTTAGTGGAGCATAGTTAACTGTGCTATCAAAATATCTTAATTGAAGGGGAATGAATGGATTATAACTCCATTCCAACCATCTTTGATAACCCTGATAATAATATGTTCTGATGTAAAATGTTTGACTACTAATCTGTGCTTGATAATATTCGGTAGGTAAATATTCGACTAAATCATAAATATCACCACCGCTATTTGTTTCAACAATATCACCGACTTCCAAATCTTTTTTATTAAGCGTTGCTTTACTCTCAGTACCATTTGATGCCCAAGTCGTATATGACATTTGTTCTATTGGTGCGGGTGCTGGTAATGATTTGTATTGCGCATATATAAATAATTCAGTTACTGGAAACCCAAAATTATCAAAAAGTGTAGTGACATTGAAATCAGATTTGAAACTAAATGAATATACTTGTTCTCCATATAAATTATTACTGAAACCAGCATTATATATTTCAAAATCATCTTTACCAGCAATTACTTCAAAACTTCTTTTATAGTGGTTCGTGTTTGAGATATTGATATATGATTGTCCTGAAGATGGTGCTACGAGATAGAAGTCGAATGAATTTAATATACTTTTTGAGTTTCCAGTATATGGGTCGAAAAAGTCTTTCAGTGCCGAATATTCTGCATTTAATCCATTCAGTAATGACATCCATTCGATTCTACCATAGATTCTATAAACGGGATTGGCTTCTCGTTCCGCATCAAAAACTTCAGTACTATTCACGACATCATTTACTGTGAATTCCGTGAGTTTTGACACGTTATTGGTTAATTCAATCTTACTGTACCCATTAACATTAATCGAGTCAATGTTCTTCTGATTACCAAGTAATATTTCCACGTTATTATCCATATAACATAAATACCTGCAAAATTTTTTCTGATTTTTGTAACATTCTCACTTTATTTTCGTATAATGAGTATGTTTAACTAAAAATTTGAATTATGAAAAAAGTAACTTATTTAATGACGATTCTGTTTGCTGTTGCTCTGATGAGCACCAGTTGTTGCAAAGACGACCCGATTGTTCCTGACCAGACACTCGAAGAACAATATCCTGATTGGGTGAACCTCTCATGGGTATCCACTAACGGTAATACAGTGGAGTATCCTCGTTTTAACATTACCATCGATGGTAATGTTGTGACTCTGAGTGAACTCAGGGATTTGGGTGAAATAACGGGGGTACAACTTTTTCCCATGCAATATGAGGGAATTGAATTAACTTCATCTACAATTACATTTACCGAACCAATTACAAACTCAGGTGCTATTGGGAGAACCTATGAAATTCTGACACCTGACACTCCGAACACGGTGAAACTTCGATACAATGGAAATACCTTTGTTTTGAATTAACAAAAAAACCCGCTCAGTGAGCGGGTTTTTTTATATTATTCCGAGTTGTGCTAAATATTCAACACAATTGGCTGGACCCCAACCCTTATAAAAATATTTGGTTTCATCATCACTATTAATAGGGTTACCATCCCGCTTCTGACCAAGTAATGGTGCTGCATCAGTTACTGTCCAATTTGAGGGAACATGCTCACCATTACGATATTCTATACCAGTTAATCCGGGTGCAGCACCATCAGTGAATCCCTTAGTTTCAATTGATTTCATTTGAATTATATCAGTAATGGGAATTTCAATAATATCCGTCCAATGCACGTCAGAACGAGCAAACCATTTGGTATTAAATTGACCTGCTGCAATTGTTTGAATGTTATCCCCAACATAATAACCATTTAAATATCTATAATTATCTGGTCTTCTTTGATGTGAGAAGTTATCATCTGTTCTTACATAATCCATTTTTTCCCACCCATCCACACTATATCCCACTTGTGGAAGATGAACTGTTAGATTTAACCATGCAGCACCAAATGCATCTAACGAACCCTGAACACCATTACTTGGAAAATGATAACTACCATTATTGTAATTCCCATCGGTCTCTGTTATTAAAATACCGACATTATTATTACGGTCTAAGGTAAGATTATTCTGGGTATCTTTAACAAAGAAACCATTGCTTTCACTTTGCTGGTTATCATTACCATCAAAATTATTGAAAGTAATTCCATGAAACTTAGCAACACTATAATATTTTCCACCCTCAAAAGTCTTATGTTGTTTTCTCCATGTATTAGTATTACCAACATCAACACCTGTTGATTCATTGGGTGGCTGAAGTCCTGCATTTCGATTAGCGTATTGTGGGAATTTTAGTTTATATCTAAGTGGTACAATATCAACATCCTCACCCACATTTGTGCTGAAACTCATTGGAACAACATCTGGACTGAGTTCTAATGTTATAAATCCAATAAATTTTGTAAATATTCCCTCAACACTATCATTATCTACAGGTACGGGGTTTCCCAATTCATCGGTAATTATTTTATCTCTGTTACAATTTACAATAACCACGAAATCACCTTCACGTTTATATACAGAATATTCGCTTTTATCCAGAAGCATCATATCACTCCCATCATTTGCGACTTGACCATTAATAATTTTAAAAGTACTAATATTTGTTGGATAATAATAAATCTTCTCTGTAACTACTCCAATTCGTTTATTCGAGACCCCATGCAATGCCTGTGAAGGATGGCTGGCTCTGAAATACTCGCTGATTCTTTCTTGACTAAGATACTGAGCACTCCACATGGCATTATTGCCGTCAGTAAATACACTCCCAAAAAGCACGAATGTGTTAGTGAGTACGGAACGAATTCTAAAGTCTTGACGAGTTATGCCGATTTCAAAATTCTCAACATCACCCCAAAATGGCACAACATCAACAGTTATTTCTTGGGTTTCGATGTTCGGTAAATCACTCAAATCATTACTTGGTTTTATTCTGGTGTTGTTGTCAGTAAATAGGTTTGGTGAATATCCAAGATTTGTTACCATACTGGCTGGGTTCATACTATATTTTCCAATATCGGTAATATCACAACTCAAATGAATGGTTTGTGTACCAACAGGTACACCGAATATCATGTAATCCCCCGCAGTGTTTGTAAGTGCTGTATATTTATAATATTTTCTATAAATATTAAGAAATGGTAGGTTTCCCACAACCTCTTCTTTAATTGGAAAACTACCAAATGCTTGTTTAGGTGTGACAATACCTGTTGTGGGGTCTTTTTGGGAAACACGTGGCAACAGATTATATCGTTTACCTTCATTATTTTTATCTCTGGGTGTTTTATAGGGATAGACACTATAAATGTCTTTATCTAACGCATCGTCATCGGTTAGGGGAATAAAAATACTTATTTTGGCATTAGGTACTCCGATTCCACCATTAGCAATCACTCTTCCAACCAATACACCGTAATCAGCATTAAAGTTTTGATACACATCAGCAGTACCGAGCCTTAAAGACATGAATTCGAGAGTCTGAACATCTTGTTCAAGTTTTACTTTTATATATTTATCCTCACTATCGTTTCCAGTATTACCACTGCTCAAATAAATTCGTTGTGATTTATTCATACTTAAAATGTTTCCTATAAATACTAATACGATAAAAACCCAACTTTTTTGATTTTTTTTAAAAAATATTTTTTACCGAATCGAGCCGAATTCGAATCAAAAATTTCCGAATTTCAGAAAATCGGATAGAAAAAAAATGAAAAACCAGAGAATCGAGGTTTATAGAGAAGAATTGCTGGGCGATAATAATTGCGACAAAACACCTTTTCGATATTTTTTAAGTATTTATTGAAAAAGAATGAGCATCGCTTATAATTAGAAAAAAATAATAAAAACTTAAATAAATAAATAACATGGCAGATTTTGTATTTACCTCACCGGGTGTAAAATTTAAAGAACGTGACCTGACTTACGTAACACGTAATGTAGGTATAACAACTTTGGGATTGGCTGGCGAAACCTTAAAGGGTCCCGCTTTCGAACCAATCTTCATCCAAGACCAAACTCAGTTCTCAGAAAGATTTGGTGCACAAAGCACTAAAAGATTTCAAGACTCAGATAAAACATTAAAATATCAATTACCATATGTTGCTAACTCCTTCTTGGAAGAAGCACAGCAACTTTGGGTAACCAGAGTTCTGGGACTCAGTGGATATCAAGCAGGAACTGCTTGGAACATAACAATGACAGCAGGTGTTAATACATCTTCAGGTTATACAGGTATAACTTCATCAAGTACATTTCCATTATCAGGCTTTACTGATAATAATTTCTTAGGTGTGGCTGCTGGTGGAGTTGGTGTTACTGGTACTTATGAAAGTGGGTGGGAAAAGAATACTCTGACAAACATTTTCACTAACACAATTAAAAATTTCATAGTATTAACATATAGTGCCCAAACTTCAAGCGGTACTGTTAGTGGTAATACAACAATATATTCAGGAGCATCATTAAGTGATTATGAGGGTATGGTTCTTGCCGTAATCAGAAGTAGAGGTGATTCAAATACTGATTATGATTCTGTTCCAGTGACCGACTTCCTAACAAATGAACTTAATATAACCACTAATGACACAATTGATAGCGTGCTGAGTCCAACTGGTGATATTTATGCTAAATTTATATTAACTGCTGCAAACACTGATACTGGTTCGGCATATAGTGGAACTTCTGCGACCTATGAGGCATCATTAAATTCAAATAGCAGTAATTTTCTACCAAATGTAATTGGTTACGAACCAAAAGACAAAAGTACAATGATTTGGGTTCAGGCAATTTATCCTGACCTCATTAAGAAACTTGATGCTGATGGCATTGCTTACGGTATTAACACATTAATGGTTACAGGTACTACCGATTATTTTACTGATTACGAAGTCGGTTTTCAAACACCAGAAACTCCTTGGGTTGTATCTCAATTAAAAGGTAATAGTGTTGACAGACTTTTTAAGTTTATTACTATTTCTGATGGCGACAGTGCGAACCAAGAAATTAAAATTACTATTGGAAACATTGACCCATATTCTGGAGAATTTGATGTTGTAATCCGTAGTTTCTATGACACAGATGCGAATCCAATTGTATTGGAAACATTTTCAAAAAACACTATGATTAAGGGTGCTTTAAATTACATTGGACAGCGTATCGGTACAAGTGATGGTGAATACAGTCTTTTAAGTAACTATGTTATGGTTGAAATCGCAGAAGAACTTCCTCTTGATGTATTCCCAGCAGGTTTTGAAGGATTCATGTTTAATAATTATAGTGAGGCGGTCACTGACGATACGGTAAGTGAAGGTATTGCACCTGCAATTTTCTATAAAACCAGTTATGCTGATACCGATAAAATCGCAAAGACATACTTAGGTATTTCTGAACTTGCTTATACTGGTGATGGCATCAACCAGAATTTCTTCAATTTTGATAATTTTTATAGTGGACAGGCTTCAAGTGGTTTTACAAAAACCAAAGGATTCCACATGGATTCTGGAGCAACAATTATAACAGGTGCAACTGAGTTCATTGGTGGTGCTGGAAAATTCCAGACTGCTGCTGATGTTGATGTTCAAACAAGTCCTTATTATAATCCAAAGACAAGGAAATTTACAGTAGTTCCTGCTGGTGGTTTTGATGGTTGGGATGTAAATAGAAGAGTACGTTCATATGGTAATGATTATGTGCAAGGTGGAAGAAAGTCTGGTCATCCGGGACAACCTCTCGTTGTTCCAACCAACGACTTCCAAGCATGGGAATTGGCAATCGATACTTTTGCAAATCCTGAGAACGTTACAATTAACCTTTTTGCAA